ATCCTGAGCGTTTTTGATTTGATCTTCTAGTGTGTTCATTTCATTTTCTCCTTGGTTGTTGGTTTCGGTGGTGCTGGTCATCGGGTAAGCGTAGATTTGTTACAGCATCCGGTGTAGCCGCCGTTCTGGGCTAACTCGGAAAGACCTTCAAGGTCAAGTTCACGTTCGCATCCGCTACAAAGTTGGATGTAGTTTGGGGTGGGGTCGTTGTAGGAAAGTATTTTCATTTGATTTCTCCTTGTTGGTTGTTTTTCATAACGTCACCTTAGCAGCACCTAACCTCGCATAGGCGGCAATGGGGCAGATTTCTGAAAAAACTTTATACCCACCCCAATACGCTACACTCCTAGACATGACCCAAACCAAAACCGTCCCAATCAAAAAACTCAAACCACACCCAGACAATCCCCGACAAGGAGACATCGGAGCCATCGCCGTCAGCATCCAAGAAAACGGCTGGTACGGAACTATCGTCGCCCAACAATCAACAGGCGTAGTCCTAGCCGGAAACCACCGGCTCCAAGCAGCGAAGCAACTCGGCATGAAAGAAGTACCCGTCTACTGGGTAGATGTGGACGATGCGACTGCCCTCAAAATCTTACTCGCCGACAACAGGACAAACGACTTGGCCACCTACGACGACGAAGCACTTACTGAGATGCTTAAAGAACTAGCCTCCACCGATGACCTGTTGGGTACCGGTTACGACGGCGACGATTTGGATACCCTGCTTGAGAATGTGAATGTTGAATGGGACAACTCTCCTATTCTGTGGTCTGACGATTCCGATCCAGATGTTGTCATGGATGACCATGCCGCCCCGGTGACTCTCGCTTCTCGTTTTATCGCTCCACCGTTTTCTATTCTAGATGCCCGCCAAGGGTACTGGAAGTCTCGGAAAAGAGAGTGGCTAGCGTTGGGCATAGAAAGCGAAGTGGGTAGGGACGCTAACTTGCTTGAGATGAGCGACACCGTTTTGCCTGCCGACAACGGTATAACAATGCCCAACGGAGGGTCGCCCTCTAGGCCCAACGGAGGGTCGCCCTCTAGCGCTTCAGGAAACTACGCCGCCTTTTTTTACAAGAAACGAGAGTTAGAGGTTCTTGTTGGGCGTGAACTCACAACGAAAGAAACAGTCGCAGCGTTCCAAAATAAGGAAATAGAAGGAGCCAACGGTGAAACAATAAAGTACGACCCCGGCGAAATGTGGCACGGAGCAGGGGCAAGTATTTTTGACCCCGTGCTTTGCGAAATAGCGTACCGATGGTTCTGCCCGCCCGGAGGCACCATCCTTGACCCGTTCGCTGGAGGCTCAGTCCGAGGCATCGTCGCCGGGCATCTCGGCTACTCCTACTACGGCGTTGATTTGCGCCCCGAACAGATAGAAGCAAACGAGGAGCAGCGCAACAAAATCCTCACACCAGAAACACCCGTGAAATGGGTGGTAGGAGACTCCACAGACGAAGCCAGTTGGGAAACAACTAAACCCGCCGACTTTGTTTTCACCTGCCCTCCATACTTTGATTTAGAAGTTTACTCAGACGACCCCAACGACATTTCTAACGCTGAAGACATAGATGACTTTTTCTCCTTGCTTGAAGCATCATTAACCCACGCCGACAAGCACTTAAAAGACAACCGATTTGCTTGCGTTGTTATGGGAGAAGTAAGAAACAAAACCGGCGGCCTCCACGACATGATCGGGAGAACAGTTCAGGCAGCAAACAACATCGGCTGGGACTACTACAACGACGGCATCCTCATCACCCCTGTAGGGTCGCTTGCCTTACGCGCTGCCCGAATCTTCACAGGAGGACGAAAGATGGCCCGCGCCCACCAATATGTTCTCGTTTTCTGTAAAGGCGACAGCAAAAAAGCCCACAAAGAATGCGGGCCACTCGCAGATTTAGTGGTTGACCTTGAAGGAGAAACAGAATGAAATCATGGCAACACGGATACGACCTTGACATCCTCAAGGGAATCGCCACCCGATTCCAAAACCATGACGGATCAAGACCGTTAGGGGCGTTCTCCAAAGTGAAAGAAAACACAGTCGCTGCGTGGCTTCATCAAGGAAGGATTACCGACGGCGAAGCAATCGTGGCTTCAAGGGCAGCGAAAGTGAAAACCTCGGTGAAAGATTTTACAGGCGAAGTAAAAGTTGTTATGCCAAAAGGAACAACGGTCATAGAAAGAGCAGCAGGCACAGCGGCTTCTCTCATTCCGATGCTCAAAACCCTCACCGGCGAAGGCCCAGTTTTGTGGAAAACATGGGCAGACCATCCGGTAGACAACGAAGTAGCGGCCGCTCTTGGATTACAAAACTCCGGGACAATGATCGCTGCGTCAAGTGAAGTGAAAACTATTTGGACACGCCTCCCTTCTGAATCATCCCAAGGGTTGTCGCCCGCTCAAACAGCGGGCATTGTTCCGCTGTGTTTTCCTACCCCGCATTCTTTGACTCATTGGCTTCCGATGGTAGCCCAACGATGGGCAGACCATTACTCTTCGTACAACAAACGCCGGTCGTGGTCGGCTGCTTCACTTAGATCATTCGGGGGCAACGCCGGATTCATAGAAAAGCCCGCCGAGATGTCTAAAAAATGGAAACTAGAACACCCCGAAACACTAGAAACGGTTTGCGGGGACACAGAACTAATGGATTTCCTACCCGACGCTCGCAAGGTTTTGGCTTCCCTCCCATGCCGGTTTGAACGAGTACGGTTGATGCGTCTTGCCGCCGGAGGAGAGTTGACCCGCCACGCTGACATCACAGACCGAAACGCAGGGATGGAAGTAGACAAAATAGCACGACTCCACTTGCCGATTAAAACAAACCCTCAGGTGGAGTTCACAACGTGGGATTTAACCAACACCCCGACAACTATCCACATGGCCGCCGGGCGTTGGTGGTATTTAGATGTGCGAAAACCACACCAAGCGGCCAACAACGGGGAAGCCGACCGAGTCCATCTGGTAGCCGACGCAATAGTTACCCACGAGTTGATTGCCCACATAAACTCTGCCGCCAAGGAGGGACAGCATCGTGAAATCATTGACCCCCGAGAAGGCTGAGAAATACCGGGAGGTGCTGGAACTCCGGTGTGCTGGTTTGACGTTTGATGAGATAGCGAAACGCACCGGGTATGCGAACCGTGCCGGAGCGCAATACGCCTACAACGCTGCTCTTGAACGGTGGGCGATAGAAACGGTGGAGCAGCAACGCATCATCCAAAGCGAACGCCTAGACCGCCTATTCACAACCGTTTATATTCAAGCCCGCAAAGGCGACCTCCAAGCCATAGACAGGTGCTTAAAGATTGAGAAACGCCGAGCCGACCTGTGGGGATTGGACGCACCGAAACAGCACACGTTGACTGGTTCGGATGGTGGCCCGATAGAACTCACAACCGATGTAGGCCGCATACTGGAAGAACGCCTCAACGCTATTGCCGAACGCGACCCGCAAGTCATAGAGGCCACCGTTGTTGACAATGACTAACCTCTCCCCGGCGCAGCGTTTAGCAGGCTTGCCACCAGAAGACCGTTTAAGCGTCATAGAAGGCCTCTCGCACGACGAACAACTACTCCTCCTGTATGACTGGCCTACTTGGGCTAGACCGCCTCAAATCGCCCCTAAATGGGATTGGCGTGTATGGCTACTACTCGCCGGGCGTGGCTTTGGGAAGACCCGGTGTGGTGCCGAGTTCATTCGGCAGGAGGTAGACGCAGGCAGGGCAGGACACATCGCCCTCGTTGCCCCTACCTCGGCTGATGCTAGGGACACAATGATTGAAGGTGAGTCCGGGCTGTTGGGTATTTACCCGCCGACACAAAGACCTGTCTACGAGCCATCCAAACGCCGCATCACTTTTCACAACGGCGCAACCGCTACAACGTTCTCCGCTGATGAACCCGACCGGCTCCGCGGCCCCAACCACGACCTCGCTTGGTGCGACGAACTTGCCGCTTGGCGATACCCGGAAGCGTGGGACATGCTCAACTTCGGTTTACGCATAGGCAAAAACCCGCGAGCCGTTGTGACCACTACACCCCGGCCGACAACCCTCATTAAAGATTTGATTAAACGCCCAGATGTTCACACGACCCGCGGTTCCACGTTTGACAACGCAGCGAACCTAGCACCAGCGTTCCTCAGCGAAGTCGCCGCCCGCTACGAAGGCACCCGGTTGGGCAGGCAAGAACTCCACGCCGAAATCTTAGACGACGTAGAAGGCGCACTCTGGAGCCGCGAAATGTTGGACGACCACCGGGTCACCGAAACACCGCAACTGGTACGCCTCGTCGTAGCGATAGACCCCGCCATTTCTTCCACCGCTGAATCGGCTGAAACCGGGATCATTGCCGTTGGCGTAGACGGCCGAGGCCACGGCTACGTTTTGGAAGACCGAACGACCCGAGGTACACCGCACGAATGGGCGCAACAATCCGTCGCTTTGTACCACACGTTGAAAGCCGACAAGATCATTGCCGAATCTAATCAAGGCGGCGACATGGTGAAGCACACCCTCGCCACGGTAGACACAAACGCCCCGGTCAGATTGGTTCACGCCTCACGAGGCAAACGCACCCGCGCTGAACCCGTCGCAGCCCTCTACGAGCAAGGCAAAATCCATCATGTCGGAGCATTCAACCAGTTGGAAGATCAACTTTGTTCATGGGTGCCGGGCGAAGGTTTATCCCCCGACAGGCTGGACGCACTTGTATGGGGGTTCACCGAACTCCTTGTGGGCAACCAGCAACCGCCAGCGGTGATACCATCAGGCTTGTCGCAGTCAAACCCGTGGGCTATCCAATGAGGAACTTATGAGCAACAAGCCGCCAACCAAGAAAGCACAACGCCCATCCTCCACCGATTTCGGCGAAGTAGGTTCAACCGGGCTTGTCCAGTACGGCGGCCGTGTTCAAGAAGATTTCCTCCGGCAACTCCAAGGCCCGAAAGCAACCGCCACCTACCGGGAGATGGCTGACAATCATCCGGTGATCGGAGCAATCCTTCACGCTATTGAAATGACGTTCCGTGCTGTGGAATGGTCGGTGGAACCAGCCGACCCAAACAACGATGCGGCGATAGACGAAGCCGCGTTTGTTGCTGGCTGCTTGGATGACATGAGCCAATCATGGGCAGACACCCTCAGCAACATTCTTTCAATGCTCACTTACGGTTTCTCAGCCCATGAAATCGTTTACAAACGCCGCCTTGGTCAACAAGTCGGAGGCGACGCTTCCGCATACGATGACGGGCGTATCGGGTGGCGTAAACTCCCCGCCCGCTCCCAAGAAACGGTTGACTCATGGGAGTTGGATTCAACCGGCGGCATTGAAGGCGTATACCAAACCGACCTGTCGTCTGCGAAAGGCCGGGTGCTGATCCCCATAGAAAAAATGATGCTGTTCCGAACGAACACGAAACTCAACAACCCACGAGGCCGCTCCATCCTCCGCAACGCCTACGTCCCTTGGTATTACCAACGCAGAATCCTAGAAATAGAAGCCATCGGTATTGAACGAGACCTCGCCGGGCTACCCGTCGCTTTTGTTCCACCACAACTACTCAGCGACAACGCCACCGCCCAAGAAACAGCAGCCCTCACCGCCATCAAAGAAATCGTCCGCAACATTCGCCGCGACGAACAAGAAGGCCTCGTCTTCCCTCTGGCCTACGACCCGGACACGAAACAAAAAGCGTACGACATTCAACTCATGTCCACCGGAGGGAAACGCCAGTTTGATACGAACGCTATAGCCACCCGCTACGACGCTCGCATCGCAATGAGTGTCCTCGCCGACTTCGTGATGCTCGGCCACGACAAAGTAGGAACCCAAGCCCTGTCCGTTTCCAAGATTCAACTCTTCCAAGAATCTATTACCGCATGGCTCACCGGGGTCGCTGATGTTTTCAACAAGCACGGCATCCCACGCCTCATGCGCCTCAACGGTGTCTCGGCTGACCTCCACCCCAAGTTGACTTTCACGGCACCTCAAAACGTCAACCTCGCCGAAGTCTCCGACTACGTTTCCAAACTCTCATCCGCTGGTGCGCTGCTACCCGACGAGGAAATGGGCGACTGGTTGCGTGACCTTGCTGGTATCCCCGCAGCGGAGGCTGAGGAACTTTCCTAATGCCGGTGCGTTTATCCCGCCCGGCTTCCAAAGCCGCTAGGTCTAACCATCGCCACGAGTTCCGGCCTACCGGCGACGCTTTGCTTCGGGCAGGCGAATACCAGTTGGGGCAAGTCATCAGCAAAGCCCTCGCCGCTCTGTCACGAACCATCGCCACCGACTTTATTGAAGGCCGCATCAACCAAATAGAGTTTGTGGAACTTACTGTGGAATCGTTAGAGCCATACCGGGGAGAAATAGACCGCGCTCTGTACCGCATTGCTTTGGACGAAGCACGCGACATGAATGCCCGGATACGCAAAACCATCAACGGTGAACTACGCCAACTTGGTTCACCTGTCCGGTTGGTCATGCCAGAAACAATACGAAAAGCCGCCGGAGTGGATTTGGAATGGGCAACAACCCTCGCATCATTTGATGCCGCCGACCCGACACTCCCCATGCGAGTTGCCACCCGGAACCAAACCAGCGGCATTCTGTCCGGGCTTGCCGCAAGCGAACAAAATACGATCATGGCACAAATCTCGGCAGGCTTTACCGAATCACAAACCTTCTCCACAGGTAGAACCGTCGTCGGTCGCACCGTCCAACAAACCGCCCGCAGTATCGTCCCCATCCTTCAAGAAGCCGCTGGCACTACAATGGCATTGGCCCCCGGCGAACTCGCCATCTACCGCTCTCAGTACACCAACGGATTGTTCCCTCGGTGGGCGCAAGCCGTAAACAACTACGCCGACTCGCAAGCCGGTTCGCTCGCCCGCCAAGGCATCACAGGGCGAAGAGCATTAGATGTAGTAGACAAACGCACCGCCAAGTACAGCGACAAACTCCGACGCAGCCGTGCCAGAATGATTGCCCGCACCGAAACATCCATCGCCCAAAACCAAGCGATGCTCGGTGTGATGAAAGACGCTCAACGCCAAGGCTTAGTTTCAACTCGCGCCCGCAAACAATGGGTAACCGGCCCGTTTGATGTTTGTAAAATCTGCGAAGGACTCAACGGTGTCAAAGTCCAAATCAACCAGTCGTTTCCCGGTATCGGTCGCGCCCACCCTCCGGCGCATCCGAACTGCCGGTGTATTATTGAACTGGTACCCGATTACAGCCGGTCGCCTGAACC